CCCCGACAGGTTTAACTGTTGGCATTGCTGATGCAGCCACAAAGACCGGGTACGGGTACTCCACTTATGGCAACTTTGCCTATGGCGTGCAGCGCCCAGATACCGGCACAGTGACGCCAGCAACGACCTGGAGCTTGGATACCTGGGGAGAGTACCTGGTCGCCTGCTCAGATGCCGATGGCAAGCTCTACGAGTGGCAGTTGGGCTTTTCAACGCCGACCCTGGCCGCTGCCATCACCAACGCGCCAACGGGCTGCAACGCCGTTATGACAACGGCAGAGCGCTTTGTCTTTGCGTTGGGTGCCGGTGGAGATCCCCGCAAGGTCCAATGGTGTGACCAGGAAAACAACACCGTCTGGACCCCGGCAGCCACCAACCAGGCAGGCTCATTTGAGCTGATCACTGTTGGGTCACTAAAGGCTGGCAAGCGCGTGCGCGGTGTCAACTTGCTGTTTACAGATGTTGATGTCCACGTCAGCACCTACATTGGCCTGCCTTACGTCTACTCTTTTGAGAAGGCCGGTTCTGGTTGTGGCTTGATCTCAACCCAGGCCGTTGCGGCCATTGACACTGCCGCGATCTGGATGAGCAATTCTGGCTTTTGGGTTTATGACGGGTACGTCAAGCCATTGGCTTGTGACGTTGGCGACTACATCTTCCAAAACATCAACGCCAACCAGGTCAGCAAAGTCTATGCTGTTCACAACTCGAAGTACGGCGAGATTATTTGGTTTTACCCATCAAATGCAAGCAACGAGAATGATTCTTATGTGACGTACAACTACAGGGAAAATCATTGGGCCATTGGCTCACTGTCTCGCACGGCTGGCACTGACCGTGGGGTCTACCTAAACCCCTTGATGGTTTCTGCTGACAGTTACATCTACGAGCACGAAGTCGGCTTTGCGTATGACTCTGTCGCGCCTTTTGTTGAGTCTGGCCCTGTTGAGATCCAACCGGGTGAAAACATTATGAATGTGCGTCAGTTGATCCCTGACGAGCAGACTCTAGGCGAGGTTGTCGTGTCCTTCAAGACTCGCATGTACCCAACGGCCACAGAAACAACTTATGGACCCTACAGCGCCAGCGAACCCACAAGCGTGCGGTTTTCAGCGCGTCAGGTCAAGGTCAGGTACACCGGGGCGGTGCTTGCTGACTGGCGAGTTGGTCTGAATCGTTTAGACGTGTTACCCGCTGGCAAGCGTTGAGACTTAAAATTCAGCCATGAAAGACATCAGACAAATCCTCACCGAAGACCTGGCGAAGAACTATGGTGGCTTTGCCATGACAGTTGATGCCTACTTTGATGGGTTGATGAATGCACCCAAGACAGGCAACTTTGTTGTGCGTCAGGGTGACACTCTGATCCTGACAAAGAAGATCGAGAAGAACGGCATCGAATTTCACTGCATCAACGGTGAACGTGCCAAAGACCTTGTGTCCAACGTGCAGGCTTACCTCGATGACTTGAAGGAGCATAAATACGACTATGCCGTCACGTTCTACGACAACCCAAGGATCAATGACTTGTTTTCACAAATCACTTACCCGTCAGAAATCAAAAAGATTGATGATGGTTTATTCAGAACGTATGAAGCAACTTTGAGGTTCAAATGGGCGCATTAAATCAACTTGGCAGTGCCGCGAGCAGTTTTGTTTCTAACCCTGTTGGCAGCGTCAGCGGCGCATTGGCGCAGGCAGATAAAGACTTGAGCTTGTCAAAGAATGCCGTTCCCATTGCTGCTCTTGGAGCTTTGGCTGCTACTGGTGGCTTGGCAGGTGTTGGCATTCCAGGCTTTGCTGGCTTGGGCGGTGCTGGGGCGGCTGGGACTGCTGCTGCTGCTGATCTGGCTGCTGCCTATGGCGCGACTGGTGCTGGAGTTGGCGTTGGAACTCTTGGAGGCATTGGCGCTGCCGGTGCTGCTGGAGCTGCCGGCGCTGGACTACTCAGCGGCATCAGCCCATCAACCATGATTGCTGGTGGAGCGTTGGCTGCAAAAGCACTTGGCGGCAGCACGCCGTCATCTTCAACAACCTCAACATCCATTGACCCTGACATAAAGGCTGCATATCTCCAGCAGTTGCAAGATGCCAGAACCACTGCTGCTGCCTTAAAGACGCAGGAGTTTGCCGGGTTCACGCCTGACTATGCGTCTGCCGAGGCGCAAATGAAGAGGCTGGCCCTTGGCGGTGCTGGTCAGGTGACTACTGATCTGGCATCCCTGATGGCACTCAAAGAGGCTGGGTATACGCCCCAGCAAATATTGGCGGCAAGTGGTGGCAGTGCTGCACAAGCAACATCCCAAGGATATACACCAGAACAAATTGCGGCTGCACAAGCAAGCCGCGCTGGTGTGCAAAATGTCGGCGCCGGTACTGGTTCTCAGTTTATGGGTGCATACCAAAACCCTTTCGAGCAGCAAGTTGTGCAGGGTGCATTGGGCGACATTGAGCGCCAGCGCCTGATCTCTCAGCAGGCCCAGCAAGCTCGAGCAACAGGCGCTAGGGCATTTGGTGGCTCGCGCCAAGCAATTGCTGAGTCACTTGCAAACGAGGACTACACGCGCCAGGCAGCCAACACTGCTGCCCAGTTGCGCTCTGCTGGGTTTACCACTGCTGCTGGCCTGGGCCAGACTGATGCGGCCAGGGCACTGCAAGCTCAGATGGCAAACCAAGGTGTGGACTTAACCCTTGAGCAGGCCAACGCGCAATTGCGTCAACAAGGATCGTTTGCAAATCAGGCCGCTGTAAATCAGGCATTGCAGTTTGGTGCTGGTGCAAGCAACCAGGCCAACTTGGCAAATCAAGCCGCAATGAATCAAATGGCTCAATTTAATGCTGGACTTTCTCAGCAGGCCGCGCTGGCAAATCAATCGGCATTTGGACAGGCTGCTGGCATTCGTCAAGGTGCCATTGGTCAGATGGGTGCTTTAGGTGCCCAGCAGCAAAACCTTGGGTTATCTGGTGCGCAGGCCATGATGAATGTTGCGCAGCAGCGTCAAGCATTGGACCAGGCAAGACTTGATGCAGAGCGTAATCTAAGGTTGCAACAACTTGGCATCACTGGCGGTGCATTGGGACAACAGTTGCCCAATATGGGCGGCACGACAACTTCACCCATCTACCGCAACCAATTGGCAGGCGGCCTTGGCGGTGCTTTGGGTGGCGCTCAGTTGGGCAGCATCTTGGGTGGCAAAGAATATGCAGGTTATGGCGCCGTCTTGGGCGGTTTGCTGGGCTTAGGTTAAGGAACAAACATCATGGCAACAATGAACATGGGCTTGCTGGGTGACTTGTTTGGTGGCGGCACGTCTGCCCTGAGCGAGTACCTGACCCCCGAGCAGCAAGAGTCGATGCAGCGCCAAGCGCTGCTGTCCACCGCTGCGGCCCTGCTCCAAGCAGGTGGCCCATCTGCCACTCCCATCTCACTGGGCCAAGCGCTTGGTGCAGGCTTGCAAGCTGGCACGTCCAGCTATGGCAAGGCCCAAGAGGGTGCGATTCAGCAGTTGCTGACTAGGCAGAAGTTGGACGAGTACAAGCGCCAGATGACTGACGATCAGGCATACAGAGATATGTTTGCTCAAGTGCCAGTTGCTGGCGATGCAATAACTCCCATGCAGGCGGCGGCATTGCCTGTTTCTCAATATGGTATGGGTCCAAGTCCACAGCGTAACGCCATGATTGGTCAGCCAATTCCTGCCGGTATGCAAGCTACTATGTCAGCTCAAGGTGGTTTATCTTCTTTGACTAAGGCTCAAAGAGACTTGCTTAGAAGTATGCCCGCCAAAGAGGGAAGATCAGAGCTTTTGAAGATGTTGCAGCCTCCAGAGGTGATTGGCGAACCGTATCGAACTGCTGAAGGCAAAACATTTCAGCGTCTGAAGACTGGTGGAAGAATTGAAATTCCAACTGGAGAGGCTCCAGCACTTGAGGCATTGGGCGAACCCAAAGAGGTTACCGATGCACTTGGTAACCCTGTGCTGATCCAAAGATACAAAGACGGCAGCGTCAAGACCATTGCAGGTTTTGGCGTACCACGCGAGATGGTCCAAATGAACTTGAACAACAAGATCATTTGGGTTGACAAAAATAGAATCCCAGC